TTCCCACGTCGGCAGCGGTTCATCGCCCACCCACAACACTTGGTAGCGGTTGCTTTTCCAGCCGCTTGCGGTCTCTTGATAATCCTTTGCCCGCAATTGCCGGACGTACCCAGTTTTTTTCAACCGCTGGATCGCGTCGAAAATCGACTTGTTAGTTGCATGCCCGCTGATCGACGCGATGGTTTCCATCGCCGGCCAACATACGCCGACGCGGTTCACGAAAGCGCAAAGCGCGCCCAGCACCCGCCGGTCGGCGTCTTTTAGCCGCTTATCCGCAAACGCGCGGCTCGGCACAATTGACCACGGCCATTTTCCAATGTCGCTTAAATCCTCCGCCATGCCCTCGCCCCTCTTGATATCGCCCCGATATCGCCCCGATATCGGACCGATAAAATAATTGTTGACCGCGCCCGTCACAATGCACTATTCAGTGCACTAGACGCCACAACGGCGCATATCAGGAAAGGACAAGCCAATGACTGCCACGACACACAATGGTTGGACAAATTACGAAACGTGGCGCGTTAACCTGGAAATTTTCGACGGGTACGATACAGACGGCGTTCCGGTAACGGCGGACGAACTAGAAGACATCGTCGAAGATTATCTTTCGTTCGGCGTCGATACCAGTAACGGACCTTGTCTCGCGTTAGATTATGCGCGGGCGTTTGTTTCCGCCGTCAACTGGTACGAAATCGCGAAACGCATAAACGAAGATTACGAATTGACCAAAACTGATTAAAGCAAGGGTGCGCATGGGAAACCGTGCGCACAATGGTTTAATCAAACGAAAGGAACCCAAAACAATGCGACACATTCTAAACAGCGCGCTTTCAATGGTAGCAATCGCGGCATTCGGTTATGTCATGTTTGCATTCACTATTCCCGCAATCGACACATTCGAACGCGAAAACGGTTTTCCGTTCGGTCAAATGTGCCAAGCTTACAATTCTTGCAAATAAGGAAACCTGAAAAATGACAGATCAAAAATACAACGGCTGGACTAATTACGAGACCTGGCGCGTAAACCTCGAAATCTTCGACGGCTACGATCCCGACGGTGGCTTTGTCGGCCCGGACGAGCTTCAAGATTACGCCGAAGATATCATCGAGAGCCAGGCGGAAGCGCACTCTTTAGCGTTTGATTACGCGATGGCGTTTCTTGCCGCCGTTAATTGGTGCGAGATCGCGCGCAACATCAACGAAACTCACAATTTGGAGGAAGTAGCGTGAACAAGCATATCGTGGAATATACCGACACGTTCGGCGGGCAAGCCAATTATTCGTGGGCGCGCCGCGAGACCATCACCATGCCGGAGCTAACGCACTATGGCTTTGATGGCGGGCACGGATATGTCCAAGCGAACAAAGCCTATGACCGCGAATTGATGCGCCGCGCTAAAGCCGCCGTCGGCTTAACGGGCGTTCGCGGCCAGCGTTGCGAGCTTCCGGATTGCCTTGAATTCCGCCCGCACCACTCAAACACGGTTCTTTTTGTTTACCCTTGCGACGACGCGGCCTGACCATCCGCGCCTTGCCCCGTGCCGCGTATGGCACGGGGTAATGGCGGGCGGTCTGCCCGAAACAGGAAAGGGATCGCAACATGCATATTTCACTTACGCTTAAGAGCAGGAACGCCAAGACTGGGGCTATTCCGGTTTCCACAACAAGCGCGGAGACCTGCCCGGCGGCGTGTCCGCTAAGGAATAACGGTTGTTACGCGGAGGGATATCCGCTCAAGGGCCGTTGGGACGAAGTAACGCGCGGCGAGCGTGGCGGGAAATTATCCGACTTTGTTGCGCGGATCGCCGCACTACCGGCTGGGACATTCTGGCGCCATAACCAAGCCGGTGATTTGCCCGGCGACGGTGAAACCGTTGATCGCGGCGGCTTGCTGGCCATTGTCGGCGCCAACAAAGGCCGGCGCGGCTTTACATACACGCACTATGACGTTCTGGAAAACAAAACCAACCGCGCCGCCATTGCTACCGCGAACGCGCAAGGTTTCACTGTCAATTTGTCGGGCAACAATTTGGAACACGCGGACAAATTGGCGGCGCTTAGCATCGCGCCGGTCACGACCGTGCTGCCGCACGATTTTGACGCACGGAAAACTACAACGCCGGCAGGGCGCACGGTTGCGCAATGCCCGGCGACGTATCGCGACGACGTGACGTGCGAGACCTGTCAATTGTGCCAACGTCAAATTAACCGCGCCATTGTCGGTTTTCCGGCGCATGGCATTCGTAAAAAGCGCGCCACCATTGCGGCGCGCAACGCTTAACAGGAAAGGATGAAACCATGGAAAGCTCGGAATTGCGCGACGTTTGCATCGCCGCCATTGATGCGGCCAAGGTATCGCGCGGGAAAAAGAAAGGCATGTTAAAAGCAACATGTCCACCAATGGGGACCGATGCGGCGGCCGCATGGCAAGCTTTGATGGGCTATGCCAATCCCTATAAAATGTCGATCGGCCAAATTATGTTTTTCAACGATCGACAACGGGCAATCTACCGCGCCATCGATGACGCATTGGCGGGCCATGACGTGCGTGGGCTGGACCGCGACCGTATCGCGCTGGAAAGCTTGGGCGTATGGTAAACTAATCCGCGCCAACCTTCGCCCCACAATCCTCAATCGATTGTGGGGCGCTTTTTTAGGCCTTACAGCGCGATCCGCTATAACTAGGTACAACCCCTACAAGTTGCACAAGTTGTACAAGTTGTACAAGTTGCACAAGTTGCACAAGTTGAGGAAAGGGAAAACCATGAAACCAATCTATACCGCCGCCATCATCGCGCTTGGCGCGGCCATGGCGCTCTATTTCGCCGACCTGGCGGAAACCGCGCGCGCGCTCGATTATCAAGAGTGTGGTGGCGGCGTCTATTGCGCGCCCGCTGATCCGCCCATGCGGCGCTAACATCATGCGCCATGATCCGCGAAATTATACCCGCCGCGACATCGACGCGGCGCTCGAAAGCCAGCACGTCCGGGACGCCGACAAGGCGGCGCTGCGAGCGGAATTGACGCGGCGCGACTGGCAGGCCGTCGCCGACGTATTCGAGCGCGGCGCGGCCTGTAACGGGTGCGAATATTATGAATGGTGGTACGCCAGCGGCGTAGGCTTTGACGCCGAATGCCTACTTTTATCAACGACGGGCGCCCAGCCGTGGCAATGCCCGCAGCATGACAACGGCCCGAATGAAGACGGGCAGGAGTAAAATTGGAATGACGGATAGACAATTTGTGCTTTACTTGCGCGTCAGCACCGCGCGCCAGGGCGCCAGCGGATTGGGCCTTGAGGCTCAACGCGCCCTAGTGGCGCCATACGAGCGCCATATTATTGCCGCATATCAGGATGTCGAAAGCGGCAAGCGCGCTGACAGGCCGAACCTTGCCCGCGCCCTGGATCATTGCAAGCGCGAGGGCGCTTGTCTGTTAATCGCTAAGGTTGATCGGCTATCGCGCGATGTCGAATTCCTATTCAAGATCAAAAACTCTGGCGTCGATATCCTTGCCGCCGACGCGCCGCACATGGGGACGCTTGAGTGGGGTATCCGCGCTGTGTTCGCGCAGCATGAACGCGAGGAAATTTCCCGCCGGACCAAGGCCGCGCTGGCTGCTGCGAAAGCGCGTGGCGTCAAGCTCGGCTCCCCCAACCCGGCGGCCGGTGGCCGCGCTCGCGCCAAGGCAGGGGCCGCGCGTGTCAGGGCTTGCGAGGATGGCGCCTGGAGCGCCGTCAAGGCGCTGCATGACAACGGCGCGAGTCTGCGCCGCATCGCAGATTACTTAAATGAAGACGAAGCCCAAACCGCGCGCGGCGGGAGGTGGCATGCCTCCACCGTTCGCAATTTACTTTTGAAAAAAGGAGCAATTTGAAATGGTTGGCAAACTAACGCCTGATTATATGTTGTCAGCTTCCCGCATCCCCGCGTTGATGGGGTTGTCGCCCTACGCGACGCAAAACGAGTTGCTGAAGGAGATGGTCGATCTGGTTCACAATGGCATCAAGCCACCCGCCTGGGCCGGGAACGAGGCCACTGAGTGGGGCAATCGCTTGGAGCCAATCGTGCTGGCGGAAGCTGCGCGGCGCCTCAACCTGAAGAATGTCAAGCTCGACCACGGCGAGCCGTTCTTCCACCCCACGCTTGAGCTTGCATGTTCCCTGGACGGGACGGGCGACGGCGCAGGCACCGTCAAGACTGACGTATCTAGCCTGATCTATTGCGTGAATGCGCCGCAGATCGACATCGCCGGCCCTGGCGTATTAGAGGCGAAGGTCACGAGCGCTTTCCCAGAAAATTCGCCGCCGTCGCATCGAGGGCCGCTTCAATTGCAAGCCCAGATGATGTGCACAGGGGCCGCATGGGGCTGTATCGCCACGCTCTACCGAGGCATTGAATTGCGCCTATTTATTTACGGCAAGGACGAAATGATGCAGCGCAGGATCGCGGAAGCCGTTGATGATTTCGAGCGGCGCAAAAGAGACATGGATTGGTATCCCGTCATTAGCAGCGACGATGCAGATGTTGCGTTTTCAAACGTCGATCAAGGCGCTCCACCGCTGGACTTTGACGCGCTCAATGCTTCTCTGTTAGTGTCTGATTTGTTGAAAGCGCGCGCCGACAAGGTTGACGCTGAAGACAGAATCGACGCAGCGCAGACTGCCATTAAGGAAATAATGGGCAACCATGACGCGGCAATCGCAACGGTTGGCAATATGAAGTATCAGGTTGGCTGGGGAATGCGACATTACAAGGCCGCTCCCGAAAAGATTACGCCGCCCAAGGCGGCTTACAGCGTCCGCAGCAAAACGCTTGCGATTAAGGAGCTGCCATGACGCCGGCGCAGAGAAGGGTCTATGATGAGATCGCGTCCTATATCATGCTGTACGGACATTCGCCGTCGCATCATGAGATCGGTGAGGCGCTGGGCCTGAACACCTCCACAATTACGAGGTGCATTGAGAGGTTGGCGGAGGCCGGTTACATCACCAGCATCCCCGGCGCAGCAAGAACACTTAGGATTGTTAGGGAGCCATAAATGGGCCGATACAAAAAACTGAGAAAGATGGGACAAATGCCGCGTTGAGCGCATTTGCATCCCGCAACGCAAATGGGCCATATTAAATCTTTTAAACAAGGAGACATGACATGGGAATCTACGTCGAAACCCTGCGCAAGCAGATCGAAAAAAATGAAATCACATTTCCGAGGGCCGTCGATTTTCTGACCGCACGCGGCATCCACGAACTGACAGCCATCAGGCTCCTAACGGGATACTCGCATCATGCAATGTAAAATGACGGACTGGGAAATCGTGCAGATGGCCTTTGACGAAGGTTCGGACGAGTGCCGTGGGTGCGAATTTCTCGGATACGAATACGCGAGCGACACCGGGCCGGATAGCTGGTGTGAACTGGGGAATAGAACGGGTCATGACCCGAAATGGTGCCTAGCCTACGACAGGATCAACGAGGAATTAGAAAATGACGAATAAAGGTATTTTACTTTTCACTGCATCGCTCATCATCTGCGTTGCAGGGTGGCTCGCGGCGTTCGACGCCATCACTCGCCAGGTGGAGATCGACTTTCAGGAGTGTCGCGGCAAATGGTGTCAGCCAGAGGATGTCGTGCGGTGAGTATATCTCGGATCATCGACCAGCTAATAATCGAGGATGGACGGCCAGCGTATCAGATCGCTGATGCTGCTAATATCAGCGGCCAGCTACTGCATAAATATCGGTACTCGAAGCATCAACAGCCGTGGGCTAGGCTCGAAAAAATCCTTGATGTACTCGGCTATGAATTGGAGGTCGTCAGGAAATGAATAAAATGTCAAAAAGACAACTCGCCGCCGTCAAGGCCGCTTCTAAGAAGCGGCAGGACGATGCCGCTGGCTGGCCGAAATACTCGCGCACACCAATGGAGACTTTCGCCCGCCGGATCGGGACGCGGCGCTTTGACACCGCCGACCGCTCCGACATGCTGCGGGTGCAGCATAGAGGTCAGGCCCTTAAGTCTGACAAGAAACAGGAGAATAAGTGATGCACGTCACACTTAACGGTATCCGGGAGCATCGGCCCATGAAAGGAGAACGGAAATGAAGAAATTTTTGACTGCCTCTGTTATCGCCGCGCTGCCTGTCTTGGCCGCGTGTAGTGACGCCGACGTGGCCTCGCGCAATCTGTCAAAGGCTGCCGATATGTTCGAAATCAACCGGCGGATCGTGTTCTACAACGGCATCACCGGCGACTACATCCTGACCATCGAGGGCCGTTGTTCGCTCGGGAACCGTGACATCGGGAACCATGACAAAAGCCGCCAGATTACGGTGACGTGCAAGACGGGGCCGAGCGCCTTTAAAAAGCACTTCCTGGGCCTGTCCGACAACGTAACGTTCTTCGCCGAACAGATGGAAGTGGCCGACGTGAGCGTCTACCACAGCCGAATCGTCTTTAAGCCGCAATCCATCGTTCCAGAAATGGACGCGCGCGGCGATGCTGGTGACCTTCTCAAAAACCGCCACTAAACAAACGAGCCCGATGCGGGCAAGGAGAGAAGATGACGACGTGGAACCTGGAATATTACGCGCGGGAAAATTGGGAGCATCGACCCTGCAAGGACGGCTGGAAACAACTCCTAGCCGCTCTCAAGACCCGGCAGGTGTCCAATGACTGAGCGCGAAAAGCTGGTAGAGGCGATGGCGCGTGCGTCTTGGGATGCTATTTGGCAAGACAAGTACGACTCGTTGAGTTTCAACAATAGGCAGATAGCGATCTATGGCGCATCCGCCGCCCTCGACGCGCTAGAGCGTGAACTAGGTCTTGAAATCCCGTCTCACAAGGAAAGGGAAACTAAGACATGAGAGACGACCAATACCTCACAGGTCTGGCCGCGATTGCAGCGATAGTTGTGCTGGTCGTGGCCATGATTTTCAGCGGATAGAAACGAGCGGGAGACAAGACATGACGCGAGTTAGAATTACCGGCCCGAAAGGCACGGTTGAAATCGAGGTTCCAAAGGCTGTCGCGGCAGATGGGTACTCCACCGAAAATATGACAGTGACCGCGCTGTTGGAGCAGGTGGTTCGCGCCTATAACGCAATGTCGCCGAAGTAGCGCGGGAGTTAAGAGGATGGCAAGGAACAGGATCAAGGCGGTCATTTGCGCTTCGCCATCTGGCGGTCGCCCCACCACCAGAGTCGGCCTCGGTGCGGCGGCGGTGGTTTGGTTGTTCGGCGAAAGGCCCTAGGCGCAAGCATGCTGGTAGACGCGAGAGAGGCGGCGAGACTTACGGGGTATCGCACAGAGCGGCGGTTCCGGTCTGCCGTCTCGCGGGGCGTCATGCCTGGGCCACTGGACGCGCGGGATGTGGGGGAGGCGCTAATTGCACAGCAGTTGGCTAGGGAATGGACAGACCGGCGAGAATCTTGGTGCGGACAATAGCGCGGCGGGGGATACAGATATTCCCGTCTACGCAGTCGGGCGACCATGACGAAACAAGGACCAATTCGTCCTTGGTTTCCTTCACGGCCCAGCCCACGGTTTTGATCGGCGTTGCGGCCAAATCTTTTACGTCGCGTTCCTGCTGCCACGATCCCGTTAAAGAACTGGCGTCAATCCATTCGACGTAATACAGCTTTCGGGTCACTGCTTGGCCACGCCCTTGATCTTCTCGTATGTCCGCAGCCCGCCCATGCCGAGCATACCGAACATCAACTCCCAAAGTATCTGGTCGAGAACGGGTGGCTTGGGGAGCGGATGCCCGATCAAGTCACCGAACCACAACGCCAGGGGGGTTATGACGTACTGAAACCCGAGGGCGATAGCGCAGCACCACCCGATAGCAGGACGCCATCCGCCGATGAACAGAGAGCCCGTATTTGCTTCGGCCTCGTTGACTTTGTTCTGAGCCGAGTCCCATGCCATGAGGTCTGTTCGGAGCGCCTGTTCTGCCTTCGCCTTCACGGCAGGGTCCGGTATGAACTTGTCGATGATCTTGAGGCCAGCGCCGATTGCGTCGTCTATGCCGAAAGCCATGTCAATAACTCCAATCCGCTGGCCGCGAGGCGTTCGCGTGGCCCACGTCCAAATGCGTGAACGTCTTGCCGTGGCCAATCCCGACGAAGCCCATTTCGTAGGCCAGTTTCTTGAGCCGGTATCTGGACTCGCCTGTCGGGTTGGCAATGTCCACCGCCATCCCCTGCGAATGAGCGCCGGGCAATGCCTTGTCCCTTTCGTCCGGGTGGTTTCGGCAGCGATAGCCGCCGCCCTTTGTAATGGACAACGGACGGCCTAGCCGTTCGCGCAATTCATCCAACGCGAACACAAGGTCCGGCTTCACGTCCACCTTGCCGCAGCCGCAGGAGCAGACGAACTCGCATTCCTTGAAATACTTAACCTTCGACCAATCTAGCATTCTTCCTCGCAAGGTATTTCAAGCCGTCTTGAACCAATCCCCAGACAACACGATCAGACAGCGGGACCGATACTTGTCTTTTGCCAGTGACAACCTGGATGTGCAGGGACTCGTCGCCGCCGAAGTCGCGGAAGTAAACGAGTTGGGGGTGGTCAGACATCGAACACCCTTCCCCGGAACTCCGCGCCGTGTTCGTTGACGTGAACGACTTCCGGCCACAACAGACGACCTTGATGGAATGTGAGAACGGCGAACCCGCTCCTCCAATTTCGAGGGGAATCTTCCATGTAATCTCGGAACTGCGGCCCGTAAGGATCGGCGAGCGTCCCGGTATCGACGCCCCACCGCGTGCCGTTATAGTCGGAATACGGCGTCACTTTGAGGCTGTGCAGATGCCCAGTGACCATCGTCTTACCGGATGTCACTGTGTTGTTATGGGTGGCGTGAATGCCGCCCTTGAATCGGTGCTTGATCACCACCTCGTCATTGACCCAAAGGGACCAACACGGAATCCATTCAGGGAAATTGTCCTTAAGGTGCATCCCGGAGACGTTGGCAAATTCCGGGGCCACGGAGGCAAGGCGGGACTCGAAACGGGCGTCATGGTTACCTAACGTCCAGACGAACCGCGCACCCTTCGCCGACTTTCTGATTTCCTCAAGGCGTTCCCGGCAAGCCTCGATTTCTTCGGAAACACTCGGGCGGTCTTCCCACCCAATCGGCGCATGACGTGATACGCTCGCGCCGTCGAATACATCGCCGTTCATAACGACGATCTTGGGCTTGAGTGTTTGGCAGGCTTTCAGAAACGCTTTATGCGCTTGCGATACAATGCATGGCCAGTAGTGCGCATCGGACGCGACGAGAATCGTGCCGTTCTCGACTTCCATACATTGCCGCTCTGGATGGTTGTCTGTCGGCGCGGTGGTTGGCGCAAAAATCGGACGCCCTGTTTTGGCCTCGATGCTGGCCCGGCGCTTGTAGACGTTCCGTTCCGTAGTGCCTAATTCTCTCGCCGTTTGGCTTGCGCCGAACTGCGTGAACAGGCCGATAAACTCTTCGTCGCTACATGCGGCGGCTGTCATTACGACCCCTTGCCGCTGCCCGCCGTGAAGATGAAAGCAGGCATTCCGCTCGCCGTTCGGACTTCCCACGTCTCGGTCGGATCGTTGTCGAAGTCTAGGAAATCATCGATCTTCCGAACCAACTGGACCGGCTGCGGGTCAACGAATCCGCACTGGCCGAGCGCCACGATGTTCTCGGCTGTCGACTTAAAAAGCGGTTGGCTTTTCTTCGCCGCCGCCGCCAACTCCGTTATTGCGGATTCGGTGAGGCAGTGAAAGCGAATTCCGACGATCTGACCTGGTTCCCCGGCAAGAACGGGAGACGCGAAGAACAAGAGGGCTGCTGCGAATAGGGGGCGCATGTCTACTTCTTCAATGGCCGGAGAGAAACTTGAACGCCCCGGCACCGACGCCACTGCCTAGGAGTCCAATGAACGCGATTACCCCCAACCCTTTATTCTTCATGGCCTTGTAGTCCGAAACCGCTGGTGCGATCTCCAGATCAACTCGTCGCTTTAATTCCGCGTGGCTTTCCGCGAGAAGCTTCACCGCGCCAGTCAATTCCGTCAGCTTGTCCTCGATGGCGTCGAGTTTCTTAAACGCGGCCTCATGCTGGCGGCGGTTCTCTCTAACCTCTGCGCGAAGCGTCCCGATTATTTCGGAGAGTTGGTCTAGCTCGGCCATCACCGACCCTCCTTTGGCCCGAGCTTTTTCTTGTGCCGCAACGCGCCCGACTTGTGCCGACGTTTAACGACCTTGCGGATCGGCTTTGCGGTGGCTTGCTGCTTCGCCATTATGGCTTGCTCGCTCGCAGCGCCTTCTTGGCGTTGTACTTGGCAATAACGTCAGCCGGTAGAGTCGCATCAAGAACCAATATCGACCCGATAATATCTTCCTCAATGCGCGTCATGGTCTTGTCGCTCGCTGCCATATCGGCAAGCCACGCTTCCATTGCTGTCAGAGTGGGAGGAACAAACTTGACAACGTCACCAGAAACATAAGTGTCCTTGTCGGCAACGGTGTCGTCGGCGACATCGACCCATGAAAGCCCGGAAGATACCGGGAATTCATCGCCCGGATTGACGATTTGACAAATTCTTGTGCCTTGAATAAGAGCCTTTTTCATTACTTAAACTCCAAAACGATTACGTAGCCGGAACCGCCATCGCCGCCATTGTAAGCCGTCGTGTTGATGTTCTGAGCGCCCGAACCGCCGCCGCCAGTATTGGCAGATGCAGCCACGCCAGCACTGTTGTTAGCGTTGGCTGGGGATGCGCCCGCGCCGCCGCCAATGCCGCCCCGTGAATGTGATGCGCTTGGAACCACGCCGGTTCCGCCAGGACAACCTTTAAAATTAAACGAACCACCGGAACCGGAGCCACCGGCTCCACCCGACGCTGGCACTCCTGCTGTTGCTCCTGCCGTTCCACCACCGGAGCCGCCCGTCGCCGAAACGTAGGCACCGAACGAACTTGTACTTCCGGCTGATCCGTCACCGCCTGACGTTCCACCGGCACCGCCTGCGCCTACCGTTGCCGTTTCTGATGATGTTCCGGTAACGTCGATCAACTCGAACGCCAGACCGCCTTCGCCTCCACCACCGGCACCGAACTCACCGGCTGTTGTCGGAACACCACCGCCGCCACCGCCGCCACCGCGCACGATGGCAATGACCGACGTAATTCCAGCAGGCTTAGTCCAGGTATTAGCGCCGGAAGTCGTAAAAGTTTGAACCGACACCAATCGACCAGTAAGCCCTGTCAGATTTGCGCCGCTTCCAGCTACTGAAGTAAAAGTAGCATTTCCACTGTCATCAAGTGTCGCGCCTGTTGAGTTTTGAAGTGTTTTACCGCCAGTTCCATCAAACCTCGCGAATGCGTTGTCAGTCGATGATGCAGGACCATTAACATCGCCGCTGCCCGCACCATCCGCGCCCTTGTTGGCCAAGTCGTCCCAGTAGGCGGTGCCGCCGACGGCCGGGGTCTGGCCGGTGCCAGCCTGGATGCAGATGAAGGAGGAACCGTTGTAGACGACGGCGTCGTTCAGGGCGTAGGCGGTGCCTGCGTTGTAGGTGCCTTGCCATTCAATTTTTGCGACTTCGGCGGCAGCGGCGGATGCTGCGGCATTGGAAGCAGAAGTAGCTGCTGCGTCTTTGTAGCCGGACGTGGTGGCTTTATCAGCGGCAACCGTGGCCTTGTCAGCCGCTACCGTGGCCTTGTCAGCCGCTACCGTGGCAGCGTCAGCAGCCGCAGCGTCAGCACTGGCAGATGCGTTGTTGGCATATGTTTGTGCATTGGCGACTTCAGTGGCGGTGGGGCCAGCTTCCGGGTTGCCGGTGCTGCTGTTAAAAACCAGCGTCTTCCCAAGCCGATCCGCCTTGGCCGGCAGCGTCATGTCAATGGTTGTCGGATCAGTTACCGGCGCAATGATGGAGCGGTCCACACGCTCGCTAATTTGCTGGTCAAAGATCGTGAGCGCGTCAAGCTGCTCGTTAATCGCAGAGGCGCGGAAATCGCCAGCCGTCACAAAGTCGGTGGTCCGCTCGATATCCCTGGCGCCAACAATCGTAATGCTATCATCACCGTCAGGCGTGGTGGGGACGTTGGTGCCGACGACAATGGTTACGCTGCCTGTGCCGTTGGCATTGATCGACACAGTGTAGTCGGTGGTCAGCGTCAGCAGGGTCGCATTGAAATAAACGGCAATGTCATTTTCATCAAGTATTTCAAAGGTAAAGGCATACGGCCCGGTGCCTGCCGAACCGCTGAAAACGACCCTACGGGTGACTGCGTTGATATTATAGTCTGCCATTTTTCAATCCTATTGCATGGAGGGAATATATCATTTTATTTCCCATAACGCACAACTACATTTTTATTCATCACCATGTCTCTGGTGAGCGACGGGAACTCTACTTTGTCATCCTTTAGCCCATACATGGCCCCCGGCATGGGTTCTGGCTCGCCAGTCGCAGGGTTACGCACCATTTCATATTCGCCATCTTCCCGCCGATATATTTTGCCGAACATGCGAAGACGCGCCAATTCTCGATATTGGTCGACGACTTCGTTTACTTCATTTTGAAGAACGCCAATTTTCGGCGTCAGGCCAGATTCGCTATAATCATCAATCGCCCGATTAAGACGATCAACGATTGCGGCTTCCATGTTCATGCCATCTATTTTTATTTCTTTGGCGTACAATTTAATATAGCGATTTTGCTGATCCGCAGTTAAACGGACGCCATCAATGTTAAAAGATGGGTAGCTAACGCCATGATTAATTTGTGCCAATAGCATTTGCAGTGGGCTGTAGTGCCCCTGAGACACGCGCAACGGAGTTGCCACCAACATTCTGTCGGACCCAACTTCATTTCCGTATGGATCGAGCTTAACAGGAACGCCCTTATTGAATGCCGGAACTTTTGAAAGCATACGATTATACGCTTCAAAAAATGCGCGGACACCTGGCTTCGTTGCGTCCATCCCCAAAACATCTTCCGCCCATTTCTTTTGGCCAGATGTCGGGGCAACATTTGAGGAACGTGGGTCTATAATTGACTCAATCTTGCCAAACAATGCGCTATCTGCAAAATTAGCAATCGGCATGGCGCGCGTGGTGTAGAAGCTCGCCGTTCTGCGAAGATAGGCATCAATCATTAATGCCATCCTGTCGCCCTTATCGGTCTGGCGCTGACCAAATATAGACGCAAACTCAGCAATCCCTTGCATCGTTGGGACACTCGTGGAGTATTCAGCAAGAGATGCCGCCATGGCATCAACCATTGTGGATATTTCTGTGTTGTCTGGATCGTACTCTTGGAACTTCATTGCATCGGCTAGTGCGGCCCCCATGAGAAACGGCATATTTACTGGGTCAAGCCGTTTTAATGACACATAAACTTTGCCTTTAAGGTTGCCGGTCCCGACGGTAACGGCATCCTCGCCTAGCATTTGCTGCAATTTAGAAACATTAGAAGGGGAGAGTTCATCCTCGCCAAAAACAAGGGAGAACTCTTGCCAGCCAGCAGACTGCAAAGCCTTCCTGTCTTCTGTGTCACTGGGGCCAGCGCCGGTTGTCTTGCCGTTCGCCGCCAATTGGTACCCCGCCAATCCAACGGTGCCGCCAAGCACCAATCTGCTAATTGCCAAATCACGATGGCGACCACCTTTTGAAAACTCAGAATAAAATCTTGGGGAAACAAAATTTAATATCGGAATCCGCGCTGCGCCCTCAATACCAATGTTGGTAACGGTTTTTGAAAATAGCGTGATTGGTTTGACGGCCCAGTGGTTCATCACCTTGATGGCGGCCCAATAGGTTTTACCTAATGGGGCCTCCATGTCGATCATGGCCGTTAGCGTTGCTTGCTTGCGGAACGCATCAACGCTTGCCTCAATATCCGCAGGCCGCTCAGTTAGAAACGTCCCAACTTCCTTCTGGGCGGTTGCTAGTGCCTGATCCGGGGTCTTGCCATTTGCAATGGCAGCATCATAAATACCAGCGCCATAGCGCCATGCCTGTTCATGCAATTCCATGCGGGCCGCAATGCCACCAGTAAATGCGTCCCCAGCGGAAAGGCCACGAAATGCGATTGAGTACAGTAAGCCAAGGGCATCAAGAGATTTGCCAGCTAGGGTGCCGCTCAAATCTCCAGTGCGTATTTCTTTTCCCACCATTGCGGAAAGCATTTTGAATTTAGTGTTGCTAAACGCTTCTGCGGAAATGGGATTTTTAGCCGCGTCTTTTGCCGCGCCACCCTCCTTTAATCTGATCGCAGCAAGCGACAAGCCATCAAGAATGCCATTGTAAAAAGCAGATGTGCGGGCATAAATATCTTGGGCGTAATATCTGTCTGGGGAAATTGAAATGCCACTACGGCCTATTTTTTGAGATAGCGAATTTACTGCCTTCCCGACGCCCTGCCTAACCATGCCAACAGGCATGGCTAATGCCCTCTCTGGCACATCCACAATTAAAGTGGCCGCGTTCGCCGCAAAGTTATAAAGGTGAGTGTCCCAATTCGTAAGTAGAACGGATTGATTCATATAGACAATGGCGTCCAGTGTTTTCTTGCCAATGCCAGCATCCAGCAATTTGTTTCTGCCATCCCTGGTATTAACCTTAACGTAGGATTCCGCCAAAGCGCGCAATTGGTCATCACCGCCAAGGTTGTCCAGGGCGGCGCGCAATTGAGCTTGTGACACTCCGTCAGCCTCACGGACCCCCTTGAAAACATTCATGGCTCTGGCGACATCAGTTTTTGCGCCCGTCATTTGATCGAAGATAATCATATGCTGGGCAATTGCTTCGCGCAGTTGCAGCTTCTCGACATCGCTCAATGCCCCAGATGCGGCGCGCACCATCATTTCATCAACTCTAGCTGCGCTTGCATCGTGTAGCTCCTGCAAGCCAGCCAATTTAACAGCGAGTTGGTTGGCCCCGACTTTAGACTCCAGCGGCAATCCGCGAAACATATTCTCAAGTATGCGCTCCGGCACCCCGCTTTCCTTGGCCCGGTCATAAATGCTCTGCACAGTTTGCGCTTTTACATCTTTGCCAACGGTAGCAGAAAAAGCTTGCACTGTAGCCGCGAGTTCATCCGCGTCATAAAACTGAGTGTTCGCGCGACCTTGCTCAATCCCTGCTTGCTTTTGTTTTTGAGTTGGGCTTGGGGCCTGCCTGGGCGTCCCAACTTGACGCAGCCGCTCTTGCGTAAATTCATCAAGCTGTTGCTCAGATACCGGCGTTGGCAACTCAATCGGGGGTTCAGTGGCATCTGTAGCCTGCGGCGGAGGCTCAATAGGCTGTGCCGGCTGCGGCGCCCCGCGCTTTTTCTTAACTTTATAATCGGGCGCAGTCTTGGCGCCAGGCGTTGTAAGTGGTTCAATGATTTTTTTAGCCAGGCCAAATGGGGCCTTGAGGGCTGCGACCTCAATCGCTTGGCCCTGCCCTGGCTCCGCGACAAGATTAGTAGGCGCCCCCGTATCAGAAGACAAAATTTCGGGAGCGCCTTCTGGCATTTGCTCTGTATCAATAGCCATTATGGTTGCTCCTGATTGGGCGCCAATAAGTCCATGACCTCTTGTATAACATCTACTTCTGGCTTGCGCATTGATTGATAAACCTTTTGCCCGCCCTTAACCAGCGCCTCCCCGCCCTTGACTAGACCGCCACCAAACGCAGCGCCGATACCAGTGGACAGGGCCGTCTGTGCCGCCCGCTGCTCAAGTGGCGCCTCAACCCCGGCATGGGCCTCGATAGCTTGTTGAGCAATGTCGCTGCCGCCACCCATGGTCGCGCCAGCAGCAGCGGCAGATCGCGCAGGTGCAGCAACGATTTGCTTGGCCAGCTCAGTAAGTGATCGGCTAATGCCAACAGTGGCGCCCTTTGTGGCTAGCGCGCCCACGCCCAAACCGGCCCACGTTGTTGGGTCTTTAAGCACTCCCTCCATAAAACGGCCAAAACCCTTCCAGCTAAAAAATGGAAGCCGGTCGTATTGTTTCGCCATGTAAACAAATGATTTAGCATGATCTGTGGACCCGCTAAAAACAATTTGCGCCGCTTGGTGCAGGGTACCTTGGTCGCCAGCAAAGTTATGGGCAAACGACCCCATTGTCTCAATCCCATAAATAGCTGCCTCGTCATCTGTCCCGACAAACGACTTCCCCTCATATAGCGTGTAGAGGTTCTTGGCGTGTTGCGCGAAAGCCGGATCAAGTTTTAATTGATCCTCGCTTAACGGCGTATCCTGCATCGCTTGTCCGGCGCTGGACGTTTCTTCTGCGTCCATTGGCGTCAAATCCGGCATTAAATCCATCAAGGCGCGCCGCTCAAACATTAGGGCAAAATCATCACTCATTTGTCGGGCCGCCTGCTTTGAATTTTTGCATAGATGCGTTCTAATCTTGCCTTAATATCGTCTATTTCTTTTTTGGTAAGCCCAAGTGATTTTGCATTTCCCCTGAGTTTACTCAAAAAATCTTCTAGTTCCAGAACAGTTGATTCCGTAATTTCACCGATTTTTTCTCCAAAATCTTTTTTTAGTGCCGCAAGCTCGGAATCAATAGCTGCCTGCGCTTTGCTGGACTGAATATCAGACAAATATTTACTTGCAACTAATTCAATAGTCGGAACAGGACCGCGCTTGTCTTCTGGCGTCCTGCTCCATTCATCGAATTGCTTTTTATAATTTTCCTCGATTGCTCTTTGAGCCTCCAATTGAATTTCCGCCTGCTTTGATGATACTTGAAATCCAGCGAGGGGAACAATTTTTGCTATAGCATTGGCTGCTCTTGCAATCGCGGCGGCGCGAGCGCGGTTCTGCTCTAGGATCATCGGCCTTAATCCTATTTGCTCTGTTGCAGACAAACGCAGCAACTCAGCTTCTTTGTCAAATGTATTTACATCAATGATCTCGCCACGCAAGATGCGACTTTGCATGTGATTGACCCGGGCGGGGTTATCTTCTCGTTTTTTCCACCCCGACATACTTTGGTCATAACTGTCTATAGCCGCCGCAGAAATGGCTGCGCCGCCGCTTTTAATTGAGACGGCTTCCAATTGCTTTTTTAGCTTTTGGTACTCAGGGCCATTATACTGAGTATTTCTCATGGCCACCATTATTTCGGTGGCTGTGCCGGTCATTTCATCATTATTATTTTTTTTTCTTTCAGCAATGGTATCGGCCCTGGCCTTCCGCTCCTCTCTAATATTTTTTCTGACTTCCGCTTGTTGCTTGTTAGTTAAGCCAACATAAACATTAGTGTAGCGCCCAAAATCGCCTCGATCAATGTTCCCACTAAAGTCGCTCGACAAAGCGTGATCAACCAAAACATTCATTTTAGCTGTGTAAACAACGTCCCTAACTTTGCCACGCTGGGCCACAATGTAATCTGGGTCATTGGTCGCAACTATGGCGTCATTTGTTGATCTCAAAGCAATCGCCATTTTCCCTTCTACTTCCGGCACAACTCGGCCATCAGGCAGCTTTATGTTTCCGCCAGTATCAGAGCGTATAATTTCCTCCAAAATATTTGGCAAAACCTCAACCTGCCTCTCGGCGACATCCTTGAAGCCCGCCTGCCTTAATTTGTATTCGCGCTCAAGAGCGTTTCTATAAGTAGACGATGCAAGGGTATTGACGGCGGCTGAGTATTGATACGCAGACTGCGGATCAATTTGAGCGAGCAGATTGGAATGACCATTAATCATGTTGTTGAGATCATTTTGCATACTGCCAATATCAATGTCTGCGCCTCCAGACATGGCAGCATTTATCTCAGCTAATTTGTTTTTAGCTTGAGCCTCTAATTGAGTTTTAAGTTGCACCGCCGCAGTCGCCCTAGAGGCTCGGCCAAAGATGGTAAAACGATCTCCAATAATTTCATCAAGATCACGCCCGCCATCCATTGCCGCCTGCATTTGCTCCGGCGTCACAGGGTTGTCATACCTAAATTTAATAGCTTCTTCTTTGGTGAACTCTCCAGCTTTCTCAAAAACAAAAGATGACATTTTGCTTAGAGCCGCCGCCATATCTGTATAGCCACTTGCCTGCATTCGCGCAGCCGTGGTGTAATCAACGGCTGGCACAGAGGTAACGCCGACGCCAAGAGGCCGATAGCGCGGAAGTCGTTCAGCCATTAATAAAGCCCTCCAAGGCCAGGTCCCGGGAGCCCAGAGCCGGCCATCGGCGTTAAGTTAGGTAGCGCTCCACCAAATGTAACTGGCTGCAATCCAGCCAATCCTGTTGCTGGAGCATTCAATGGGGTTGTCAGTGACGTTGGCGCGCCAACTGCGGCGCTTGGCGCCCCGCCCACAAAACGACCCAACATGCCAGCGCTAACAGCGGTGGATGCCAGCGTCATAAAGGCGGCGCCGCGCGCTTGAGCTATTGCGGCCCTGGCTGCCGATTCATATTGTTGGGCCTGCAATTCTCCAGAACGCAAAACAATAATGGCGTTATCCCGTGCCATATAATTTTCCTTGGCGCCCTGCGCCAATGCGTATTGCTGCAAAGCGCCAGCGCTACCAGAAAATGGATCAATTCCCCCAGCGCCAGCCCTAGCAGTGAGAGTCGCCTGCGTCCTAAGAATATTGTCCAAAACAGCCACGCCTTGCTGCTTGTATTTTAATTCTTCACTCTTGCCCTGGGTTCTGCTTTGCGTTGCCTGCGCCATATATCCATCGGCAGTTGTTTTGCCAGCCTGGACTTGAGCCGCCGCACCCATGGCACCAAGAGCAACAGCGACGAATGGTAGGGCCTGAGCCATGTTATTGTCCTATGCTCACTTTGTAGTCGATACCCAACAGCGTCATTTTCAGCGGCACTGTCTGACCAATAGTAATTTGGCCATCATACCCATAACCCAAAATGCCGTGAAGCGTTTTAATGCCGGTGTACTCTGCAACATCATCATCAAGAAGATTGGTGCCAAATCTACGAAATGGCACTTCTTTGCCATTAATCGTCATAGCTTGCGTCTCAAACAATTCGGCATTTACCTCAAAAATGCGCTTCTTGAATCCCCGCAGCGAACCGCTTTTAAGGCGCGGCTCCACCGGAAGCGTGATGATTGACGGCGTAAAGTTTAATCCGACCTGATAGCTGGTGGCTGCCGACTCCGCGAAGGTAACGGTGTAGGGAGACGCCGGAACGGTCTGATCTGGTTCAACCACGCCATCCCTGATAATCTTTACAGTCTCAGCCTCAAGATGGTCCATCGTAACTGATGCGGCAGCGCCGCCGGTTTTGGCGCTATCGAGCAAAACATTCGGGTCAAAGACCTCAACGTAATAAACATTTGCGGCGTTGATGGTCCGCTTGACAACCGTATAAATGTCATCAACGTCAACGCCAATTCCAATAAATGATCCGTCCGTTGTCCACTCAGACGGAGCAATGACGTTTTGCGACCGCAAGATGGTGTAGCATGCAATTGATCCGTCATCGTCATTGATGATCAACAGCCTGTCACCCTCATCCGTAGATGTCGAAACACGCACCGCCATCTCAACAGGCGACTTGAGAAGATGAGAGGACAGCAATGATATCTTGGCTGCGGTGTAGGCATTTTGCGTGTCGGTGTACAAAAACTCTTGCAGCGATTTGCCCTGGCGCTGGACGAAGATCGTGGCGCCGTCAATGTTTTGCAATCGGATGCCGGGCTTGCTACCATACGAGGTTTGCTTTTTGACAATCAAATTGGTTGGCGTGATCGGCTCATCCAGCGCCTGCGGCACATAGAACTCGCCGCCGGTTGTAAAGACTTGCAGATGCCGGCCTGCGTAGATATCGACAATGGCATTGAACGTGCCCGTGTCCAGCGTGGCCTGCACCGCATCATCATCCAAACTCTCATTGGGAGAGAAGTCAAAAAAATTACCTACCCTTGAGCCGAAAAGGGTGGAGGGCAAAGCCTTTGTGCCGCCGAAATACATACGCCCTTCATGGAACGTCACGCTGCGTGGATAGCCACGCGCTGCCGACCAAGCATCATCATAACCATGCTCGGTCTCGTAATCGCCAGCACTGATTGCGCTGGTGTCAAAAAATGGAATCTCAACGTAAGCCTTGACTACGGTATCACTGACAAACTCAATAATTCTAGCGCGGCCAAACCCGTTCAGAACATTGATGTATTCATCAACAAATGGGGCGGCAAATGGCTCCACCTTATAGTTTGACGTTGCATCCGGCGCCGTATCCCAATCGGGGTAAACCGTGATAACCTTGGTGGACGCGACATAATCCTCGATGTGCCTAGATTGCCCGCTGCCAGTGCCGGATGTGATGGTAACAAACATTCCATTGGGCTGGTCATCAGACGTAAATGATGTTGCGTTTTTCAGCGTAATCGTGCTGATTGATCCAGCTTGCGCCGACCCAGTATCAGTTGTCGCGCCAGATGCGGTGAGGGTTACATTCCCGCTCGCGGCTGACGGCGTAATATTGTAGGTGGTCACATGCGTATCAATTTCAAACGCATACTTTGGCACAAAATCAAATTCAATTTCACTGGCCGTCCAATCAGCATCAGTGGCGCCACGCACGATTTTAGTGGGTGGCAAATCTTCATGCACAATAATCACGGTATCTGCCGATTGGACCCAATTCATTTCCGGCAAAATCGCAGCCGTCAAACTGGAGACGGTTAAATAATCGTTACCGCTTGCATTGATGTTGGTTATGAGGACGCGGTTTTTGAAAACGTACATGCGGCCCGGCGTGAAAACCAGCATATAGCTGTCGGACACACTAAACTCAAAATGCGCCATGCGAACCGCATTGGCGGCTCCGGCGTCGAGTTCATAAAGAAACTTCGTTCCATCTCGACGCTTGGCGCCACCCTGCGGCTGAATGGAAACATTTCTCGCGGTAGACAGGCCAGACTTGTATTGCGCCAAGTCAGTCCTGGCGCGTAGCTTTGGGTCCATTTCGCCAGAAGTAAAATCGTTTTGGATTTGGATAATCCGGCTCATCCACGCACATCCGTCAGCGGGAAGTCTTGAATGTTCTGCGGCGGAAGATCGCGCCCATCAATATTCATGGCAACACGCATCAAACCGCCGCGCATGTTTTCTGCCGGATAGCCATAAGCGATTTGATGATAATATTGGCCTTTGGTTATTTGATCGGTAATTGGCTCTGCAAATGATGCAGCAAGAGCATGCTTGAGAAGATTGACAAAGTATGGCGGGAAAGAAGACGGCTCCGGGCGGAACTGATAATCAATCCACACACTTTCAAGATTAGTGTAAAGCCCCAAGCTATAGATTTCAAAATCTCGGGTAGTCGGTGCGGACACTGAGCTTGAGTAAAAGACGGCCTTGGGGTTGCCAAGAATGTCGCCAGGAAGTGCGTACTTGTACTTCCACTCATTGATTGGAGCGTCAATCAGGCGCCCAAGCGCAACCTTCTTGATCGACCAGCTATAAGGATACGACATCAACAATGTGTCTTGGATGTCGTCATAAAGACGATCCGCAACCTGCGCCTCGTCAGTACCATCGCTAAAGCTGGAAAGAGGAGACGCGCCAAGCATAATTAGCGCGTCAGAACAAATAGTTAGCTTTGTATCACCAGCGGACATAATCGCCCCTTGTTAGAAGTGGGGCGGGCGCGATGCCCGCCCCAGGTCTAATTAGTCGGTGTCGGTAGCGGCCAGCGTGGTGCCGTCCGCAACGTCAACAACTCCACCCGAGTTCGACAGAACCTGGGTAAGGGTGCTGACGCGAGTACCGCCAGTCGAGGTCACGCAATAGATCAGATCGCCCACCGCAAGGGTGTCCGAAATGTCATTGAAGTAACCAGAGGTATTAACGTCAGCAATCGTGTCGGCGGTCTGGTAGGTGTAGATGCTAGGAGCATTACCCTTCTTAGAAGCCGCAACAACGCCGAGTCCAGAAGCAGCGAAAGCCATGATTCAGTCCTCCTTACTCGGTGCTGCTGATCTTGACGATACCCTCGTCGTCAATGCTAACCGCGCCAGCGGAGAACATCGAAGAAACGAGGAAGCTCGTCTTCTCAGGCACATAGTTGATTTCGGTTTTCTGGGCCATCGAAACACCCAGGCCAACCGCGTCACGATGGAACGCGAAGCTGGAGCGCGTGGACGGAAGCGGCAGACCACCTTCGTCACGATCACCAAGCGTCACGAACTTAAAGCCAAGGAACGTGTCGATCTCGCCACGAACAAGGGCCTTCACCGAAGCGAAATCGCTCGAAGTAAGCTCCTGCTCATCCAAAAGCGAAGACAGGCCATTCGCATGGATTACAATGCAGCGACCTTCAGCCGGGACGTTTTTGGTGTCCAGAGCCTTCTTCGCAGCAAGCAGCTTGGCAAGGTTCATGTTCGTTCCGACGCCACCAATGTCAGTGCCGACAGTCGAGGGCGACGAAGCCGAATTGAGGGCGTCGATGACAAGCTGGTCCATACGGCGACCAATCGCATCACCGACAACCTTCACCAGTTCGCGGCGTTCGTCAAAGTTGACTTTCGCCTGATGGAAGATGTCGCTGTATTCAGCCGCGATGTAATCGGACATCGTGGCGGAAACCTGCGAGTAGGTCACATTGAGCGGGGTAACGTCAGTCTGCGGAACGCGGACAGTCGCAACACCTTTCCCGATTTTCGGGAACTTAACGACAGAACCTTCGACATTCATTCGTTCGCGGGTCACGCCGGCAAGCGCGCGGGACGCCTGATAAGCCTGCTTGACTTCCGCATCGAACAACTGAACGAAGGCATTGGAAATGCCAACGGCCATTTCTGTTCTCCTTCATAAAAAAGTTACTACGGGTTAAGCGCCAAACAGGTATCCATAACGGGCTGCGGCTTGCACGGTTTTGCGCCTCATGCCAAGGCGGTTCAAATGGGCCATTTCTGGGTATCCATTTGGGGAACTATAATATAAAACATAATCTGTTGTAAATATGCAATAGTGTGATTTTTATTCAACACACAAACAAAAGGCCCCGGACAAACCGGGGCCTCTTTTCGTATTCGGAATGGCCTTGTTACATAGGTGAGTAGTCTTGGCTCCCGTAAACCTTCTCAAACATTTTTTCGACCTTGGCTCGATATGCTGGGTCGTTTACATATTCCGGCTTGCCAACCATGGCATTAAGCTCCTCCTTTGATGGCATACCCTCAACAGGGCCAACATCAATAGGCACTGCCTGATCTCCATAATAGCTGCGAATTTTCTGCAAGGCGCGAAGTCCCTGTGCTGTGCCGCCCATGATCTTGAACTCGTCAAAATCATCCTGGCCCCAAACGCCCTTTCGCACCAAGCCTTGCGCCCAATCCGTCATGGATTTGATGGTTGAATCCGCATTCGGCCCAAGTTTTTTGTATTCCTCCTTGTAGGAAATCTGGGCCTGCTCCGCCTCTCGACCAGCCAGCCCAATAAACTTTTCTGCCAATTCATTGAATGCGGCTTGGCTTACGCCGTTTTGCTTGGCCCACGTTTTGTAAACGCCAAAAAGCTCATCATCCTCTGGGATATTAGCCTCTTGAAAAATCTTGGTGTCGTATTCCTCCGGCACTTTATGCTCGCCACGCGAAAACTTCTTTTGAAGTTCGTTGTAGGATTTGACCAAATTCTCAAGATCAGGCCCATCGTTCTCATTCCAAAATTTTTCTGGATACCAATCGGGCCGCTCAAACTCTACTTCCTCATCAGCATCAGCCACCATGGTTTGTGCCACAGACGGCTGGGTATCTTCCTCTCGATGCGGGATTGAAGTCTCCTCCGGCGCCGCCTCTTGGGACTGCGCCTCGGCGCTATCAAGCAGACCGCCAGTTTGCTCCTCGTCACTCATGCCCTTCTCGCTTTCCTAATGTGCCGCTCAATATCGCGGACAAGTGAGTTTTGCCCCTCACGCGCATATCCATGCGAAGCATCTTCGCCAGGATACCATGTGGGCTGCTCAATCGTCAGTGATCGCAAATGCTCTAGCAGTTTTTGCCCGTCATCACTGCCGAATACACGCAAGTACAAAAGATCAATATCGTTTGGTTCCTGCCGTGCATCTTCTATGGATTGCGGCTCAAAGTGCCGCAGCCCATTCCAACCTTCAGCGTCGATCAATTATGCCATTCCTTGTTCCATGCCCGGTTGTTGAGGCGCCTGCCCTTGCTGCGCCTGCATCTGCATTTGTGCCATCTGCGCTGCCGCCTGCACGGCCTGGGCGCGCTCCTCCATAGAGGTGCGGAGTTCCGCAGGCACACCCAGCTTGTCGGCTATGTAATCAGAGATGGCGCTAGTGTTGACCGTCAACTGACCTTCCGGCCCAAGAGCGGAGGCAATCTGCACCCATTGGGTAATCTTCTCGATGTCGCCCATGTTTTGCGCCTGGGCAATCGGGGAAACAGGGCTAACCTTGATCTGCAATCCGTTGACCTTCAAGGGAAGCTCGATCATGCCGCGCTCGTCCATGACGGCCAGAACGCGCGAAACCAGCGGGATCATGGTTTCCGTAATCAGGCGCCCAAAGGCAGAACCAAGATTTTGGGCTAGTTCTTTCATGCGCTCTGCAATTTCCGTCGCGGAGCGGGCTGACATATTGTCGGGCGGCAGCGTGTCATCCAGCATGATCTTCTTGATGTTCATGCGAAGATCGTTGATGACGATCTGGCTGACGTTAAAATCGCCAGATCGCGGCAGCATACGCAGGCTTTCGCCTTGCGGGCCACCATTCCGCGCAACCGGGATGATTGCGCCCGGCACGATCCGAATGGTCTGCGGATTTAGCACACCGTCATCAGCCGCAGTGTAAACGCCAGCAATAGAGAGCGATGCGTTTTTCAGCAGCATCTCAAGGGTTTTGTTCAAAGTCTTGATATCTGGGATGGCGGTGACGAGGGGGCCGCGACCATAGACTTCGCCAGCGACCTTCATATAACGCGCGACAATCCAGGGAGATGACTTCATGCGCCGAGTCAGAAGGTGCGATTTGCCTTCCGGCCAAATGACATGATATTCGTAATCACCGCGGTTTGGGTCAAGGACCGTCGCCTCGATCAACTCGATTTCCTCAGTTGGCTTTTGCTCAATCATTGCAGCAAGGCGGGTCGGTATTTCCGCATCAATCCAGTGCTGCTTAATGGCCTCTGCCTTCAAGCGCATGCGACGGTAAACATTATCAACCTTGCCGTGCGCGCCTTCTTCAATGGCGACTAGATATTGCGGCACGGCAGTGAAGCGGATTGGTGTCACATCATCGCCGGGCTGGATCAACATAACGGCGGTGCCGACCGCCAAGTCCATAAGAAATTCGCCCATTGCCAAATCAAAATTGGTTTGGCGAAGAACCGCAAACATCTTTTCTGCGTATAAGTCTAATGCGGCCTGCGCCTCCTGGCGACGGTCAGGAGGAATTTCCGGCCCCGGCTCAAGGCGGCAGAATCGGCCATGCGGAGGGAACAGACCAGATTGGATGCGATTAGCGAAGCGTTGCGTAGAGCTAATTGCAGTTGAGTCAAAAACCCGAGCCATTTTGTTCTGACCCGGCGAACCGCCGCCCTCATAGTAACCGTCATAGAGGTTTCTCTGCGGAAGGGCGAACTCATAGCAATCCTCATAAATCTGGCGCCAATTATCCTTGCGGCGTTGTGCCAGTTCATGGCGCTTCATAATTTGTTCGACGGTAAGCATCAGCTAGTCCTTCGCTGTATTACGGTTGCTAATGCTTTTGGCCTTAGCCTTGGCATCTGCCTTAGAGGATGCGCCCCACGCGCGCAGGGAAAGGAGCAGGCGCGTGGGGCGCCCCTTCTCGTCGCGCTCCGGGCCGGGCATGTTCCCCATTCGCGCCAAGAAGGATGCACGGCGGGGGTTGTCGCCTGACTTTACAGGTGGCTTTAAGTCCATGCCCTGGTTGCGCGCAGAAGCCCGCCCCTTGGCGTTCAAGCCACCCTCGGGGTTCTTGCCTTCCTTGCGCTGCCACGCTGGAGATTTAGCCACGGGCGGCCCTCATATTGTCAATCAGATTGGGGTACGGGCGACCAGCCTTTTGAGCGGCGCGCATAGCCGAACGCTTTTCGGCAGGCGTCAACGATTTGGGCTTGCCCAAATCCTTTGGCCGTTTCTTTTCCCAAACTGGTTTTTTCATTTCACATCTTTCGGCTTCGGCTTCCCAGCCTTACGCATAGCAATCGCCACAGCTTGCTTCATCGGGCGACCTTCCTTCATCAGCATCTTGATGTTCGAGCCAATAGCCTTGTCTGATTTACCCTCTTTCATGGGCATATCATTTTTCCTTCTTTTTAAGCATTTTGGTTTTCATGCTGACTTCAGAAACACGGCCACCATATTGTTTGGCGTATTCCTTCGCCGCAGCCATACCGGATTTGGTATAGGCGAACATGCGAGTTTTACCGTCCTGCGTCACAACCTTTGGCATCACCCAACTCCAAGCGTAGTTTGCTCGCCGGTATCTGCGGTCCCGCCCCTAGCGCCACTCAACAGGGAACGCTGCTGGACGCCGCGCGCACGGCGTTTAGCTGCCGCCAGCTTTTGCTCCTCGGTCGCCGCAGTCGAAACGGGTTCCGGTTCCGGCGGAGGAGGAGGAGGTGCTGGGGTTGATCCGCCGCCGCCAAAAACACCACCCATTTAACCTACTCCTAGTGTGGTTTGCTCCTCGCCGCCGCCAGCGCCAAGCCTGCCAGGACTCAATAATGCACGACGCCCACTGCGCCTAGCCCTTACACCAGCCGCGCGCCTACGCGCTTCCGTGTCATCTACCGGTTGCGCCTCTACCTTTGGCTCAGGCGCAGCCGCTTCAGCCTTTTTTATCAGTCCGCTTCTGATCATAATGCCGCTCATCAGCCAGCACCCAATGTAGTCTGGATGCCGGTCTGAGCATCTGGACGAGTTTCAGAAAGCAGCATACGCATACCGCCGGTTTGACGCGCCCGCTGGCGGGCCGCAATTTGTGCTTTCTTGCTGCGCTCCTCCTCCGCAAGACGAGCTTCCTGCCGCGCCTGAGCGGCAGCGATTTCGGGATCGGGCGCCGGAGGCGCGGGCGCTTTCGCGCTAAAAAGACCACCCATTAAAAAATCCTCGACATCATTACAAAATCAGATTTAGCGGGGCCATACTTTTCAAGCACCCCTTCGCGCTTGAACTTTAACAAATTTGCCCACCTCAATGCAACCTCATTGCGTGTGTCAACCGTGATTTGTAATCGGTGTAATATCAGTTTGATAGCTATATAGTCGAAATACCGCATTGCACCACGGCTTAGTGATATCGGATTGCTATCAACCTGATAGCCCGTTATAAGCCACGCCTCCGCAACTCCAGGCCAAAGCATATTCACGCCAAAGCAACACGCCATCGTGCCGCGCACTAGCGCCGTAACGCCGTAGCCGTTTTGGGCGTACAGCTTTAAGTATTCGTTAAAGTTTGGGATTTCCGTAAATAACGCCGCATCCCACTCGCGCAAACGCATTGCATGAGGGTGCGCCCAGTGAAATGGGATAAACGACACATCTTGATTTGTTACTATTGATTCTAGCTCAATCATGCGCTATATAATCCATGTCATTGGTCCATGTTTTCTTTTCCTGTGACATCCCTCCCTGAGAAAACTCTCCCCCCCCGGCACCTTCAGGTGTCGGGGGCTTTTTCTCGCATTTCCGTCACCATGCCGCCAGAGATGCCAATAACACCCATCTCTTGCAGCCGGCCACGCGCCTTCGATCTTGATGCGGAATCATCCGGCGCCAGCCTAGCGTGTGCATCATGGAACTGCTTGATAGTCACGGATTGCTTGCCCTCGTCGATTATGGCTTGGCGTAGGGCCTCCAGGGCGATCCGCTGGGCGCCCGACAGCCTGGGGCGGAATTGCACCGCACTCTCCGACTTTTCCAGAACTATGGAAGAATCGCCTATGATTTGGATTTTTTGCATATCAAACACCAAGTCCTCAATTGGCTCCGCATCTTTTTGTTTTTCCATCTTCATAGACAGCGCATTATCGGAACGCGATACCCGAACAGACGCATCCACCGCACCCAGTAGGGCAGTCGATCCACGCATGCCGCGCGCAACATCCTTGCCTGAGTGATGGATGCC